GTCATCGACCACAGGCCCAGATCCGTCCAGATGAGAATCTCCTGTGCGGTCCGCATGCCGCAGATGATGTAGGAACCGGCCGAAAGCCGCTGGCCACCGGCGGAATTGGTACGCAGCGGCTGCCAGGTGTAAGGGTCTTCCTCCTGCGACCAGCGCACCAGCAGCAGGTCCGGCTTGGTAACTCCATTGCCCGCGTCATCGCAAGCCATGCCGATCAGGTGGCGGTCATTGGGCGAGACGATCACCTGCGAGGCAAAGTTCGGCACGTACGCATCCGGCGTAAAAGTGGAGCCGCCCACGGTGACGGTCTGGTTCAGGTTCACGGCGCGCATAGAGAGGCCGCCGGCCTGGTGCCAGTAATAGATCGGGCCGCCACGCACGTTGGCCACCAGGTCCTCACCGAAGTTGTCTACGTCCCAGAGGCGCAGCTGATTGACCGTGGGGTCGACCGGATCAAGCGACGTGGGGTCGAACGGCATTCCCCAGCCAACCGAGATGGAGGTGCCGGAAAGCGTACCGCCCCACGGCGGCATGCCCCAGCCGGAACCAACAACCGCATCCGCCAGGCCGGGCGGGATCAGAATCTCGCCCTTGACCGTGCTGCCACCGCCGGAAACGCTCGCGGCGGTGTTGGGCGTGGGCATGGTGATCTGAAAATTGTTGCCATCGACGATCGACGTGATCTCGAATTCCTGGTTGAGTTGAGCTGCGGTATAACCATCCACCGCGGTGGCGCCGCTAAAAATGACGCAGGAGCCCACCGTCGCGCCGTGCAGAGGAAAGTTCACCCTGACCAGATTCGACCCCAGCGGGCCCGTGGTAAAGGGATTCGCGGGCATGGGACTCGCCGAGTTCTCGAGCGGCGTAATGTCGTACAGACCCTCGCTCCAGAGAATGTACAGATGAGAATTGGTGGCAATCGAGATATAACGATCCGATTCGAGCGAAGACCACTGATGCAGATGACGGCACACACCCTCAAACGGGTCCGCCAATACCTGGCGCCAGCCGCCGATCTTCTCCGGATATCCGAAACGGAAGCGCACCTTATCGCAGTCATACCAGCCGCCCGAATTGGCGTACTGGGTCGACTCGCGCACGATCCCCGGCTGAAAGGTGAGCTTACTGAGAGCCATTGGGCGTGGTTTCGATCTGACGCAGCAACGGTTCGAGCCACGCGCGGTCCGCAGCGGCCACAAAACCAGGCTGCCAGTTCTTGATAATCCGATCGATGCGGCCGACTTCTTCGCTATTGAACTCGTATTCAGAAGCCGGCAGGCGCTTGGCCGGATCCCAGACGGGAATTAGGTTGCCCTGCTGCTCGATTACTCGATAGTTAATGGCCTCCTTCTCTTCCGCGCTCAGGTCGATCCGGTCCTGCATGCGCCACAGAGCGCGCATCTCATCCACCGTGGCCTTCTGTGCCCCCATCAACGCGTGCAGATTCAGCCGCTGCACGTGATCAAGCGTCAAGATCATCCATCCTCCTTAAAGCACGGCAATATTGCTGCTGCTGACCCGCACCATGCCCAGGGTGACCGTGGGAAGATCCGGGACCACCCAATACTCCTCATAAATCGAGCCGTTCTCGAGTTCGTACTTGGCGGTGTAATAAGTGCCCGCGGGCGAGGCCCCGCTATTGGGATAAAGCGTGATCGAGACCGCGCCATTGACCACACTCCAGTCCTGCATGCTGCCCGCTACAGAGACTCCGCCCACCGTAAAGGGAGGAGTCCAGACCACGATGCGGCCATTGGCAGGGCTGCCGTCCTCGTAGTTGAGCGTGTCCTGAATGGTCGTCATAGGCCCTCATATTTTCTGAGCCGCTCATCTAATTGCTGGATCGCCAGAACCGCCTGGAACACTACCGGAATCAGATCGAGGCCCAGCAGTTCGGTGCGCTCTGCGTCTTTCGGGTTCAAACGCGCCTGATAACTACACACGGCCTCCGGGATCACAAGCTGCAGCTCCTGGGTAAGGGCCGAGATGATGCGGCGCCCCGCCACCGTTCCGGCCAGGCCGTTATATTCCGCCTCGATTACGTGGATGCGGTTGATCAGATCAAGACCGCCCGTGGCATCCCGGATATTGCGCTTGAGACGGGCATCCGAGGTAGTCCCTAAGATCCATCCGCCGCCGCCCGCTCCCCCGCCATCGGAAGACACGGTAAGCGTGCCAGATGTGACCAGGTTAATGAACGGACTTGTCTGCCCAGGACCGCCGATACTGGCGTAGTTGGTGCCATTGCCCTGCAGTTGAATGTTCTTTATCCCTTGGCCGATCGGCACCCCGTTGACCTCGTAAGAGCCCGTGATGTTCACATTGCCGTTTACCGTGATCCCGGTCGAGGTGATCGAGGATGTGGTCACTCCTGCGCTGAGATTCGCCGATCCAGCGCAGTAAAAATTCCCATTGATATCCAGCCAGCCCATCGTGCCGCCGGAAGAATTCTGCTGCCAGACCTGCAGATAGCTAATACCGGAAACACCCGCCACCGTCAGCGCGTACCCGCTAGCGGTGGCAGCCACCACCGCTGCATTTCCGCAGTGAAAATTCCCCTGAGAGTCGAGATAAGCCAGGTTCACCGAGCCCGCGGAGTTTTGCCACGCCTGCAGCCAGCCGCTGCCGTTGTTCCTCACGGTGATCGCCGGGTTGGTGTTTGTGGCTGTAACGCCCAGGTTCCCGCACGCGAAATTTCCCGACGTGTCCATGGAGGCCAGCCAGCCGCCGGAAGGATTCTGCCAGGTCATCAGCCAGGTTTGGCCGGCAATCGCCCGCACGTCGAGTGTGGTTACGCCCGCAGCGCCAGCCATGATCAGCATGTGCTGATTAAATTGAGACTGGCCGCCAATGGTAAGATTCCCGCTTGTATCGATCCAAGCCACGTTGGTGCCGGACGGGTTCTGCCAGAGCTGAATCTGGCCCGTGCCAGCGCCTCGCGCCAGGATAGCCGGAACACCTGACGTTTGAGAATACACCGCGAACTGCGCGCCGCCATCCGCATAAAGGCCAACAGTGACATGACCGTTGCTGCGGATCCACGTCATGCATTGCGTAATTCCGGCGCCGCTGTCATCAAAAGAACTCAACAGCAAATTCGAATTTGCATTGCCGCCTGTCTCCGCCGCCACCGGCGTATACCAGATCCAGCGAGCGCCGGTACCAGTTGTAAAGTAGATCGATCGCTGCTGCGTGGACGGATCATTGGCATCCAGGGCAATGACCGGTGGCACAGAAGGACCGACCTGAATGCCGCCCCAATAAGCATTGGGCGCCCCCACGCCGAGTCCATTACCTGGAGCGTAATCAAAATTTCCCGGGTCCTGCGCTAGCGCATTCGACGCGGAAGAATAATAAATCGCGTTGGCGTTAGACCCCACGATCGGCGAGCCAATGCCCACACCCGGGACCGTGACCCAGGCTGGAACATGACTGCTCGATACCTGCAGAGTCTGGCCGGGACTGCCAATCGGCAGCGGAACTACGACGCCGCTTGAGATGCGATAGTACATATCGCCAGCAGCGGCCGCGTAGCCCGCTACAGCGATGATGAGATTGTTTACGGTCGTAGTAGCTTGTAAGTTCACCGCTGCTGTGGCGGTGACAGCGCCGTTAAGAGTGACAGGCCCGCCAAAGGTCGTCGACGCCGGACCATTCACCACCAAAGCCGCGGCCGTCACCGTGCCAAACTGCGGATTAAACAGCGCGCCGGTTACGGAAGCAGTCGATCCGTTGCCATCACAAGAGATCGCCGCGGAACAGTTCGGAGCGAGCGTAAAGGCCGCGCCGGAGCCCTGCGAGAAGTTGATCGAGAACCCGCCCGTGGTCAAGTTGCGAACGTAATAAAGCTTCTGCGCAGTGTTGGGTGTAATGGTTACTGCGGCGTTCGCTGTCAGAGTGCCGGTGAAGGTAATGACTTTCGCGCGGCCGGGCGAAGCGACTCCGGGGCTGGTGGCGAGAATGTAAGTCGAAGACGAGAGGGCGACGACCAGGTTGCCGTCCGTGGCCTGATCGATGAAGTCGAAGTCATTGTCGACGGTATTGCCCCAGACACCCGCCTGCTCGCCGGTGGCCGGCTTTTCGAGACCGAGATTGGTGGTGTAAGTCGAGGGCATTCGGTCACCTCTTCTTCACAACCGGCGGCAGCCAGCGATTCGGCTCCCAGGAGACCGAGACTGAATGAGATGTGTTCCAGACCGCCGTGCGCCCCGATCCGGCCGCGGACCAGGCGCTTCCCACCGGCTGTATCTCCGACCAGAAGACTTCCGCTCGCACATGGCCCAACTGAACGAAAACGGAGGGGGTGTAGACGTTGGCGATCACGCCATACGGCGGTCCAGAAGGGTTTGTGAACGGAGTCGTCATTGCAGTCGAATTAAAGCCGTGCCGGGGCCAGGCGAAGGAAACCTGACCTGGAAGGGTCCGGTATTTGAGGTCAACGTAGTCAGGAAATCAACCACCGCCACCGCGCGCTGGCCTTTCGAAAAGTTGTAGATCAGGCCGCCGCGGGCCGAGAGCGTCGAGTCTTCCCAGATGGGATCATCGAAGGTCACATAAGAGGCGCGCGCCACTGGTCCCAGAATCTGCACGTTGACCAGCTCCTGGCCGCCAGGTGCATAGCCTGGTCCCGAGATCTCGCCGTCGGTAATGTACGCCGTCGTGTCCGGCGAAAGCGCAGCGTCGGCCGTATAGAGCGCCATCATGAACTGATCAGCACGGAAGTCGTGAATGCCCTGGAGCAGTTCCAGCTTGAAGCTCGAGCAGATGGCCGATCCCGAAATCATACGTTCCCCCGCACATCCGGTTCCTGGTACGTGTCTTTCTTAGTCCTGCCTTTGGCATACTGCTGATCCATGGCCAGGTCTTTTTCAAAAGCCTGGCTGTAGCGCACAAAGAGGTTGTCCTCGGTCTTCATGTACGTCGAGGCCTCGACCAAGCTGCCGGTGACCAGCGCATGCGCAAAGTGATCGCCCAGCCAGGTCGACCCGGAATCAACAATCGAAGGCGGCTGATAAAAGTAGCCCATGCGGATGGGATAAGCGAGGTCCGGCGCCGGCCCGAATTTGAGCGTCGTTTCGTTCTGCTGCGAGTAAAAACGCGGCACGCCCACGACCGTGGAATCGGGGTAACACTCATCCAGGAATTCCGGGTCTTTATTTAACGGAAAGACCAACCCACTCGGTGTTGTGACGGCAATCGAATCCGGCGCCAGAAAATCCGTGGGCACCGTCAATAGCGGCTGCGGGATGGGCGTAGGCGCGACCAGCACGGCGGTCGCGTCTTTGCGGAAGCGCGGCAGACGCACGCGCAGCAGAATGCGGCTTTCGGAGAGACGAATAAAGGTATCGATGTTGTCGCAGAAAGAGGGCTCGAAGTCCTCGGAATACTCCTGGATCGCCGCCCTCAATTCCACGTAGGTCATCGACGCTTAGTAGACTCCCGAAAAGTTGCAACCCTTGGTGGCCGTACCGCAACCGCGGACCTTGCCACCCTTGGCAAGGCGTTTGGGCGCTTTAATAGTGTTCGGAAAACCGTGGCGCACCTTGGCCGCGCCTCCGGCCGCCATCTTGTCTTTGCATTCACCGCCTTTGGCTTTATTCATCCCTTTCAAGGTCTCCGCCAGGCGCGCGCGTTTCCCGAGCTTGCCTGGAGCTTTGGCCGCTTTCTCCAACTTCCCCTCTGGAATCTTCTTGCCTTGCGGCACACCCAACTGTTTATGCAAGGCACCCGGATGCTTGATGGATTTCTGAATCCACTTCCCGCCCTTAGCCATGCCCGGCGCCGACGGTGGTGCGGATGGAGGCGGAGCCTCATCGGCCTCGTCGTCGTAGGGGCTCAGTGTCGGCACCGGAGGCTTCTTCGCCACGACAGCGATCGAAACCTTGGGCGCGCGCTTTTTGATAGACCCGCCTTTGGCTTTCTTCTCCGGCTCAGGCGGCAGCTCCTCAGCGGATTTCTCTTTGCCCCACTGGCGATCGGGCCGGGCTTTCTTGGCTTCCGTGTCGCCGTCAACGCTCACCGAACCGCCTTTGCGGAAGAGTGTGCCGGCCGCCGGGGCCGCACCCGCCGCGCGGCGACGCGCATTCAGATACGCATTCGCTCCGCCGGGAGGCTGGCCCACGGCAGGAGGAATCGCAGCCACCGCCGGCGTTCCAGGAGGCCGCGGCGTTGAGGTTCCCGGCGCCTGAAGCGCTGCGCGCATTTGCGCCAATGCAGCCGGGTTCGGCGCTCCCATTTGGTTCGGCATCCCGCCACCCGGAATACCGGCGAGCGCAGGAGCCGGAGCACCCGCCCCGGGTTGCGCCATTGGCGGTTGCATTTGCCGCATCTGCGCAGCCTGCAGTGCCGCCTGCAGGCCAGGATTCGGCCCCATCGCAGCGCCAGGCGGAGGTGCACCGGCGGGCATCCCGCCCAGTGGTCCACCCGGAGGCGGACCAGGCGGCATTCCGGGCGGCATTCCTCCTCCGCCCTGCGCCTGCTGCGCCAATGCTGCCTGCAACATGGCTGGGTTGAAACCTGGGGGTGGATTGAAACTCGCTCCTCCGGCCGCCCCTCCCATTTGAAAGCGCCGCGCGTGCGGCATACGAATTCGTGGCATAGATCCTCCTTTGCGATAGGTCGTGCTCGATGTATCGGTGCCGCTCGTATTCGTGGTCGAGTTCGGCTTCCCGTACTTGCTCAGGAAATAAGTCAGGATGCTTCCCAGAGCACCGCCGCCGAGGGCGCCAGCCAAGGCCTTGTTCTCTTGCGAAGCCGAGGCGCCGCTCAACATGGCGGCCATGCCTCCGCCCATCAGCGCGCGGACCCAGGGCGGCTGCTGCTGGAGCCAGCTCTTGTTGTTGTCATGCTGCTGTGCGCGTTTAACCGAAGCTGAGCCCGGCGAAGTGCCGAGGTCGGTCGATCCGGCCGAGGGCGGCGGCCCCGCGGTAGCGTCACTGGAACCACTCGGCGTGCTGAAGTCGCTCGCGCGATAGGGACCGTTGATAGCCGCGAGTTGCTGCGCCTGCTCGAGCGGATGGCCGGCGCTCACCCAGCTCTGCACGGCTTCATCTGTGGGTTGAATGTCGTTCTGCGACAAGGGCGAGAGTTGCGTCAGGAACGACGGCAGAGTCCCGACCCCCAAATCGCCGAGCGCATTGTCGTCGCTTGCCCCACCATCGGCAAATCTTCTGCGCGCCATCAGGCACCTCCTTGCTTGAATTCCGATGGCCGGCCATTGAGCCAGTTATTGTTGGGATAGAGTTGCCGCGAAGCCGCGAGACCCGTATCCGGCCGCGCGTGGCGCAAGGCCTGCGGATCGACGTGCACGTACATCGACAGGAAATTTTGGGGATGGTCTTCATCGAAACATGATCTACATACCCGATTACCTTTTCTGCGGCCCCGAATCGTTTCTTGGCGCGTTTCGGAGTATTTAGTCCGAACTCCGCAACGATCACAACTTCCCCAAGCGTACTTCCCTGATGCGAATTTTGGTGAAGCGGCCATTTATCCAGCCTCCTGAAGAGTAGCCATCACTGTCTGGATTCGAGCCAAAACCGAAGAGAGATTACCAAGAATCTCCGCATTCCGAAAACGGAGCAAAGTCCAACCACGCTCCTTTAGCAGTTGCTCCTTCTTTGCGTCTTTCTCTTTCTGCCGCCGCTTTGTATGACTCAACCCATCCACTTCAATCGCAAGTTTCAAGAAAGGAATCGCGATATCAATACACAGCTTGCCGTTCTCCGTAAACGCAAATTCCATGGTCGCCCCCGACAGGCGATTGAAGAGCATTCTCTGTGTCGCCGTGGGGCCCCCATCGTATCTCAGGTTGGGAAAGCCTATGACCCGTTGGCTTTCAACCGACCTGCGATGAACATCTGGCTGCTTAAAAGGAGCACGATCAGAAGCAAGAAAGGCCGCACGTTTGGCTTGCACATCCGGCCGTTTGTTCAATTCCCGCATCTGTTCAGACCTCTTCCGGCGCGTCTCGTCGCTATAGATGGCCTTGCGCCTTCCCAACAACCCACATTGATACCTACAAAATCGAGTATGAGGATTTACCCTGCGCGGAAACTCCAAACCGCACCATTCACATTTCCGCGCACTACGCACGCCAAATCGGGAAACTGCACGCCAAGCAGCAGCACACCTCCGCCCACAAAAGCGAGGCCTGCGTTTTCTCTCCTGCGTGAACAACTCCCCACACCATTCGCAGTTTTTTGTAATGGTTGGCCTCATATCATCCCGTAATCCATCGGCACGAACCGCACCGAGGCGCGGTCGCGGTCTTCATCCGCGGCCCGTTCGAATTCCTGTTCGTACTCGGCCTTCAACAACTGCAGGCGGTTCAGGTCGAGCTGTTTCGATTTTTCGCAGAGTCTATAAGCCAGGCCGGCTGTCATGGCCGGAATAAAGCGCCATGGAATTTCCGGCTGGCCCGTGCCTCCATAACCCAGCCCCTTCATCCGCCTGAGGCGCCAGTAGACGAGCTGGTAGCTGCTGTTTAACGGCGGCACCATCCACAGCACAAAGTAGGGATGAACCTGCCGGCGAATGTGGATCACCGTGGGCCGGCCGGTAGCCAGCTTATTGGGCACCGCGGCGTATTCCGCGACCGAGAAGCGATCGAGAGGAAAGTCGGAATACTGCCCGGGCGACGCGTTCGAGGGCTGGCGCACGACATGTTCGATCAGATCGACGGTGTCGTCGGGCAGGCTATAGCGATATACACCCGGCGCGAGCGTGACCGGAGTGGGGCCATCGATCGTCCACAGGTTCAGGCCGCGATTGGCCCACTCAATGCTCAACAATTCGAGTGACAGGCGCGCGCTGCGCAGCGAATAGCCGGAGCGAAACTCGACACCAGCGCGGTCGGAGGCCTCCTCGGCTATCTGAGCAACATCGAAAAGGGGCCAGGCCGCAGTTGCCACTCATTTTCCTTTCCGCGCCTGGTTGAACGCGATCGCCGCGGCCTGATTACGGCTGGTGACCCTGGGGCCTTTTTTTGAGCCACTGTGCAGGGCCCCATGCTTGAACTCGCTCATCACCTGGTGCACTTTTTCCTGCCGCCGATTCTTCGAAACCATGGTTTTCCGTGACTGCGCGTAACTCACAGAAGAGATTCGCGCAGTTGACGCGATTATAGCGGGTTTGGGGCGGAAGAGAGATTCCAGCCGAAAACAGTCAGAGGATCAAGAAAACGAGGAGTGAAATTTGAAGCGAATGAGTACCAGGAAAACCGTACCAGGCACTAGCGGGGGTCTTAAGCCCTCAAAAATTGGCTGGAACTTAAAGACGACGTTCAGGAAGGGGTTCGTCCTCCCGAGGGATTAGCTTTCCAGGAATCTTGACCATCCTCTTCAAGCCCTTCTCATAGTCGCCGTCCTTGTCCTTTTGATAGAACTCAAGAAAATAGTCGAACACATCGTTTGCAACATTGAACATGCCCCGTCTTTCTGAGGACTTGTGTTCAAGACCCATAAACGACAAGGCAGCCAAGATCTTCCTCTGCCATTGAAGCGGCACCTTGGTAATGAGCAGACGGAGCCGCAAGGCGAAGAGATCTTCGGAAATGTCTGCATTCCGGCGATTGAGGCTGTCTTCAATATAGTCAGTCATGTTCTCAAAATGCTCTAGAGCCGCCGCTTGATTAGACCTCTCCCATATGTCATCGTCTACGCGGACCGTCAGCTGCTTTTTGGTCTTCTTGCGATTGGGACGAGAACCTCGCCCCCGGCCTGGTCCTACAGGAACTGGCTTGTCCTGTCCATCTTTAATCGACCCCGCTGACTTACGCTGAATAGTCTTTAAGCTTCTTGCCTGATTGTCCTTAAGCATATAAGCCTCGTTCCCAGTCGAGCCTCGTTGCTCGTCCAAGCAGTTACAAACCGACAACAATCACCCAAATGTTTGCGGCGCTCCTGTTCAGGAGCGTTACTTTTCCTCAGACCACAAACACACCGCTATCTGTCAATATCTCAGTGCAACTTTCCTAACAAGAAAATAACAAGTTTTTAAACATTAAAGACAGTTTCAGATATTCATGTCCTCAACTCCCACGCGTAGTTGCTTGAAAAACAAGCCCAAAAAAATCCTGTAACTCGTATTGATTTCGGCGTATGACAGATCCATAATCGCCCTCGGACTCGGTCGCGACTCAGGCCCGTCGGTTTGAAGGACTTGGAAGCATGCCACGACTACCGCTGACGCAACGATATCGCAGACTTAAACATAAAAAACTATACTCTACGCATTCTGAAATAGACTGCGCGCTTCTTGCAAGCGAATTACAGCGCATCTGGTGTGGAAAAGCGAAAAATCCTACAGAGAAGGTACTAGCAACCGCAGTACACGCGCTTGCGGAACGGCTAGTACAGCCCGAAAGAGCTGGTTCGAATGACGATCTGGCCATACTGCTGGCAATCTCCACAGCAATGTACCGGAGCCGCAAATGAAGCCACTCTGGTCTCATCAACGCGCCGCACTCGAATTCGTCCGCGACCGCTTCGCACGCTGGAATGCAGCGATGCTCGCTATGTGGATGGGCTGTGGAAAAAGCCGCACCGCCATCGAAGCCGCCATCCAACACAATCTCAACCGCGTCCTGATTTTGGCGCCGCTGCGCGTGGTCGACGTCTGGCAGGAACAGCTCGACCTGCATGCTCCCGGTCACTACATGGTGCTCACACTGAACAAGGGCACGGTCGAAGAGAAGATGGCTCGAGCGCGCGATCATGTCGACTGGGCCAAGAGCCACGGTAGACGTAGCGCCGTTCTCATTAACTACGAGAGCGCGCGCGTCAAGCCCTTCAACGCCTTCGCCACGCGTAT